GCGTCTGTAATGAATCCCGTTTTGTGGTAAATCTTTCTTTTGATTACTTTGCCCGCTGCTGGCGTGTCGCTTTCCGGGTCTGCAAATACTCCGTCGCCTTCGCCCTTGACACTATAGGCGCGTTCCGTTCCTGTAATGCCCTGCTTTCCCGTTTCAACGTCATCTTCGAAACGGTTAGTATAACTCACCAACGATTTGAATGCGCCCGCTGTCGCGTCGTATATAAGCGCCTGATTACCTGCCGGTGTGCCGACTATTGTAACGTCGCTCAAGTCGTTTAAATCCGTAGGCACGGCGCTAGTATCGGCCTTTGCATTCAACGCCGTTTGTGTTGCCGTGCTTATTGGTTTATCCGCGTCGCTCGTATTGTCTACGTTGCTAAAGTCTGCGCTGTTTGCCTTGGCGTTTAGTTCGGTTTGCGTGGCTGTACTGACCGGCTTGTTTGCGTCGCTCGTATTGTCAACGTTCCCCAATCCCACCTCACTCTTTACGATGCTGTCGTTTGTCCATTCGCTGCCGTCGTACTTCAATAGCTCGCCCGTTTCGGGGCCGCCCTGACCGAATTGTACATCTGTCAATTGCCCCAACTCAGTAACGCCGCCCGCGTCGTCTGCTGGTTGCCATTCCTGCGCTGCTGCATCGTATGCAATTACTTGCCCATCGGTTACGCCCGTGGTGTCCACGTCGTACAGATCGCCGAGCTTTGCACCTGTGACCGGTGTGCCCTGTGCAATCTCTACGTTATCGCGCTTAATGCGAAAAGTAAACGTAAGCACTTGCGCGAAGCGGCGCGGCGCGTCAATAGTGTCTATATCAACGTCATTGAATTGGACGCTCTCCACGTTCACGCCGTTGTATGTGCCGCTAACGCGATCCAGTGCGCCGCGTACCTTGCTACCGAGATCAGCGGCCAGCGCATAACTATCGGCGTAGCAAAGGAATTCAAAGCGTACTTCGTCGAGCTTACTCGGCCCGTCGTGCGTATCCTCCGGCGCTACGCTCAAAAGTTGATATACAATAAACGGCGTGGCTGTTTCCTGCTCGGCTACCTCTGGAAAAATGTTAACGCCAACGATGTCGGTGACGTCTGTGTTTTGCGTCAGTATTACGTACGCTGCTATTCCTGCATTCATTTCTTTTGCTTTTTTGCTTTCTCCCTTGCGGCCTTTCTGATCTGAAAATCATATTTCTTTTTCATAGCTTCAAACGCGGCGGCTCGCGTGTTAGCTATCGATCGCTCAAATACGCCCTTCTGTTTGTTGCCTCCAAATTTCTGGTCGCCTCCTTCCACGATATTTGCGAACCATGCATCCGAGTCTTTCGGTGCGCGCCTACCTACACGCGGCCCAACCCAGAAAGTACTAAATCGTTTGTCAATTTTCCAGACCTTTATGGATCGGCGCAAAGTTCCCACTTTAATATCCGGCCCACCCTTGCCGCCTCTGCGTACGCGGATCACCTCGCGCGCGTCCTTTATGTTGCCAACCATTTCTTTTTTGTACAGGTTGCCAACGCTTCGATGTATACGGGTTTGCACGTTTGTATCGCTGACCTGTTTACGCAGCTGCTCGAATTGTTTCATCAGCGGCTTAATGTCTGCGCCGATTCCTTCAAATCCAACCTTCCCGCCTTTCTGCTCAAGTGATCCCTGTGCCATGTGTTCCGGTTATTTCGCAAAGTAGAATAAGCTGGTCATTCCGTCCAACTTCCTCAATGCCTTGAATGGTATACGTGTTGCTGTTGTAGATAACTCGGTCCGCTGGATTAATTGCCCGCGTGTCCGTGCTGCTCCGTATCTTAAACCGTAGCCGTTGCACCGGCATATCCTGATCGCCTGTAATTTTTTCCGCCATACCTTCGCCGGCCTTCATCAGTTCAGCCCATACCGTTACCAAGGTAGACCATGACGGCACGCGCTCGCCGTACGCGTTGGCGCTGGTGGTGTAGCTCTGCACCTCTATACGTCTATCGCTTTGTCCAATTCTCATACTGAAGTAATAACGCGGTAAGGGTTTAAGATAGCATACAGGCCGAGCGGTAAGGTGGTGGCAATCGTGCCCGTCACAACTGGCTGCCGCTGCTCGTATAGGTGCGCCACCATCCAACGTATCGCGGTAATCATTGGCTTTGGTATTGTGGCTTCTGCATAACCTACCGTCATGTTGACCTGCACCGCGTTAAAGGTGTCGTCATACAAATCGGGCACGCTGTCGAATGTGATCCGCGCGGCTTTGGTTTTAATATCAGCCCACCACTTAGCGGCGGCCAGTGTCTGCGTGGTGTTGGCTGTGTCCGTGTACTGCACCGAGGTGATGGAGTTGACCGGGCCAATAGGCAGACGGACGTTGTAAAAAAAGTCTATGTAACCAACGGCGGTAACATCACCCAGCCGCGTATTACAATAGTCCTCAACCCACGCTATCGCTGCATCTCGATAGGCTTCGATTAACGTGTCTTCGTCCGTGTGATCCACGCGCAAATGTTCCTTAAGCTGTGCCACGGTAATAATGCTATTCAGGTCGGGCGTGCCTGTTATTTCTACGGTCATCATGTCGCTAAAATACGGACAAAAAAAAGAGGGGCCGAAGCCCCCCCTTTCAACAAATTGTAACCTAACCAAATTACTTCAACGGATACGCACGGCACAAAGCGCCCGGCTGTCGCAAATCGAAGTCGAAGAAACGATTGACGTGCAATGCAATTTGTGCAGTGCCTGCATCGCTGTACGGGTCAACGAGCAAATCGATGCCACCGAAGTAGGCCAAGATTCCGCCCTGTGCAAAGTTTCCGAAAATCATTTGCCCCGCTGTACCTGTTCCTGCTGTGTCAGCAATGTCCACCAAGTAAGGTGTCGCCACTGCATTGTACATATTGAATTGGCCATTTTCCCAAATAGCGCTAACGCTTGAAACTTGCGCCAAGTCTTTCGAAGCGCCGTACGCTTGTGGACTCATCACATAGCTTGCTCCACTGAGGTTTGCACCGTCAGCCAAAACAAGTTGCTCCATGCCGTTAACAACTGCGGCAGCCAAAGTAATATCTGCCGTTGGGTCGCCATACGTGTTAACGGTAGTCGATGCCATTATAGTATCAAAAGCATAATCATCTACAAACGCGTTCATAGCTGCGGCCAACTCATTCGAGATGAGGTTGTCAATTTCTTGGCCTCCCTGCAAAATCAATTGCTTTGAATACTTGGTTTTAGCTGCGACACGCGTAGGGGTCAAATTCACTTCATTCATCTCCATGCCCGAATTAGAATCAGCTCCTACTTCGTCCGCTACTGCTGGGTCGCCTGATGTTGGAATTGTACCTGCGGCCTTCGCGCTTACACGTGGAAATTGAAGGTTGCCGGTAGCGTTTCGAATTACTGTCGTGCCCAGTCCTTCCAATACGGTAGGGGCGCGAAGTGCTTCGATTGCAGCAGGAACAACAGTTGGAACGAATCCGGAACCGTCGCCGCTTCCTGCTTGGAAATCGTCCTGACCTCCAGCACGCAAAGCGATTGAAGGGATTGCAATCTGTCCAGCCATCTGCAACCCTTGGCTTCGTGCTTCCTTGCTGGCTTCACTTGCCCACTCTGCTTCTGCACCTTCCAAGTTTCGACCGTTTGCAACTGCAGCGACTGCACGGCTTAGGGAAAAAGAACCGTTCACGCGCTCAACTTCGCGTTGCTCTGATGCGCCGGCTGTTCCTGTTTGCGCCATGCGTGCAACCATATCTTGCTCGCGTGTTTTGTGCTTAATCTTCACGTCCAAATCTTGGATCATGTTATCCAACTTATCACATCGCTCCTGCTCTGCTTCAGTAAGTACGCGGCCCTCTGAGTCCGCCTTTTGGCCAATGGCTACGAATTCCTCGTAGTTCGCATTGCGCTGGCCTTTCAAATCGTTTAAAGTCATCTTTGTAATGTTTTGCGTAAAGTTACGCGGTTCTGTTTTTATCGTTTCAGGTTCTGCGCGCTTTTCCTCTACCGGTATGGCTGCTACCTGTTCGTCTTTTAATTCCTCCACTTCCTGCGCCGCCTCTGCCATGTTTCGCGCGTATACTGAAGCCGTCGGGCTGGCTGGGTATGTAACCGCCGACGTGTCTAATAATTTGCCCACCTTGGTAATTGTTCGCGTGCTGCGGTCTTCGCTCCATTCGTCCGCCTCGATTGTAAAGGCAAACGAGCTTTGTGATATATCGCCGCGCTTAATTAGCTTGTAAAGGTCGCGCCCGTCCTGCGTGTCGGCAAGTGCTGCGCGATACTTCAAACCCTGATCGTCAACGCTAAGTTCTAAAGTGCCGTTCGTAGTTCGTGCCAATGGTGCGCCGGTGTGATTAAGTAAGAATCTTACGTCATCCTCCATTACGTCATCGAATGCGCCACGTGCAACGGTTTCTTTGAAGTATCCTAAATCGTACTCCACATCAAAATTGCTTGCATAGCCTTCGACTACTAAAGCGTCATCACCAGCGGCGCGCACTTCTGACGTGCGCAGTTCTACGCTGTCGCCGTATTGGTTGCGCAGCTCCTCGGTGCGCTTAT